ATGTATTTTGTCCAAGTGATATAGTATTTGCTGTGTCATGTGGTATTGCAAGAAAAATATGCGAAGCATCTTTTGATTGTAAATACGCTCAAATAACTGATTTGGTATTGGGAGGCAATGCCTCTCCAATATCAGGTAATTATTTATTAAGTGAGACACATACTATTGGATATTTACAAAGTGTTGGTAGTTCTGCTTTTGCTATTAACAACAGTACTACAGTTGCAAATGTTGGAAGTTGGATAAGATCTGTTTTAGATTACTATACACGTGAAAATAGGGCTGCGGATGCAGACAATTTACGTGTATTGGAATATTTTACATTATATAAGCAATTATCGGCTAATACCGATAGTCTTGTCGTGTATACAATGAATGTATCAGATGAAATTGTTATAATTGATGGTAAAGTAGAAGTTAAAGTTCAAAATAGAAGTTTATCTGCCTCTGGAGGCAGTGGTACAGATGTAGTTGATTCAAATCCTGTACAAGGATTTGTATATGATTTTTCTTCAGTTCCTAAATTACGTGCAGCGTTATCAAAAAGTACAACTACTGTATTTGCTGAACCTAGTTATTCATTATTCCAAGATATTAGATATAATGATGGTATGAATTTAATTAGAGGGGCACAATTAAGTATTGTTGGTAATGGTAGGGAACCTATCAACGGTAGAACTTTTTATAACTGTTCATCTCAAGGTAGAATTCGTTTAGAGCCTGGGGCGATAAAGAAATGTAGTAAAGGGTTCCAGATTAAAATGCGATTAACAAAATTTTTAAATAATTTTGGTAATGCAATATCACCGACCGATCGTATCTCTGATACGATGAAAGGTGGTTTGTTATTAAGTTTTGAAGATGTAATTAATGTTAATGCTGCAGCTAACATTACAATGACTTATGAAGTTGAACATACGGTTACTAGTATGATGAAAACTGCAAAGAACACTCCTATGATTTCAGGATTTGTTGCTGGAACATATGATAATTTAGCTGTTTAATAAAGGTTTATTAAATTGCACCGACGTGCTATTTGTGGTAGGTCCATTTTAAATGGATCTACATTACATGTAAATATTTTTTGAATACCTTTAGGTATTTGAGCCACTGCGTATCTACAATGTAGTGAACGATTATCATATCTATCACATATTGGTATTTGTAGAACTGGGTCTAAATGGGTGAAACTCATATCATCGAAGATGATTGAGGTATGATAACCTATTTTAAAGTTTTTTAAATCATCCATATGTGTGCATATTAAAGCAGGTTTGGAACATCTAAGCTTGGCCCAAGTGGTTTTACCACAGCCACTGGGTCCTACTAACACTAAAGACCTTAAACCTAAAGGAACATCAGCCATAAGACATAATCTAACATCATGTATATATTGAGCGTTTGAGTGATCAAATGCGTCTAAAGTACAAAAATCACTAGTATTATAACATTTCCAAGCAGCTTCTGCGTATCCGTAAGGTATATTAGAAGCTAAACAATCAGTTAACCAATCGATTTTATTCATACCCTAGTAATAAAGATTCTAAGAATGCATCTACTTCGCTGAATGTTGGTAGCATGGTTGCGATCTTGTTTACATGATCGTTATTATGGGAACCTTCTTCTATATAGTCTCCATCTTTCTTACAGTAAGTAATGGAAGCATTTATATTTTTTGTTGTTTGAATATTTGGATGGAATCCTTTGACATCAAAATATGTTTCTTTTTTAATATCAACCTTTGATTTAAATGTTATTACCGCATGTAAATGTGGTGATCCATCTTTATGTAATTCATGACAAACAATAATATATTTTGCTTCATGTTTTAAGGAAGCCAAGTAATTCATTAAAACAGTTTTATCAAGAGAACATTGTGGATAAGTTAAAAAAACTGATTTAGCATTTATTCTAAATTTTTTTTGCATCTGAGCATCAGCATTACCATTGATAGAAGCAGAAGCAGAAGCACCATTAAGAATATTATCATACGTTCTCTCACCAGACAGCTGCTGTTCAAACAATTTGGTCCAATGTTTTGCTGGTTCAGGGAAGCAGTCATCGGTGAGGTCGATTGGGTTTGATTGAGAACCATGAGGAGGAGTGAGCATAAGTGTTATCGGTTGTACACTTAGGTCGCTTGTATTTATAGACGCTAGACCCTTGTAATAGAACAAGGGTATGAACTAGGGTCCGGAGGACTAGGGAGGATAGGGATAGGTCCGGAGGACTAGTGAGGTTTAGGAGAGAGGGTGAGAGAGAAAACCCCTTCGGAGTTTGAAATAGAACTTATATCCCTTATAGGCGGTTAGCGGTGCCCAATATTTAATATTACGGGCACCCCCGCCGTCTCCTAAATGGCTCGGGATGGTACTTATAGTACAAGAAATAATAGGGTAACCCCTTATAATTTAGGAAATATTAGGGCTATGACTAATATGGCTTACAAAGCTGGACAGAATGTACGCAAGATTTATGATTCGTATAAAAATAAAAGTAAAAGAATTAAAGAAACTAAGCCACCTAAAGATAAAAAAAAAGGAACTGAAAAAAGTGGCAAATCAATGACTGGGCTTTATCAAGGCGAAGGGAAATTTGCTGGCAAATTTCGTAAAGCCAAGAAAGGGAAGTTTCAATTACAACCAAAGAATTCAAACAAGGGTTTTACGTATGTACGTGAAACTGTTGGTACTGTATCAGATCCCAATTGTTGTTATATATATTCTCATGTATTTTGTCCAAGTGATATAGTATTTGCTGTGTCATGTGGTATTGCAAGAAAAATATGCGAAGCATCTTTTGATTGTAAATACGCTCAAATAACTGATTTGGTATTGGGAGGCAATGC